GGTTTTTTTGTGGTTTAACGAAAAAATTTTGGATTTTTTTAATTTTTAAACCCTCCCCCCCTTTCCCTTTAAAAAGTAATTTTTTTGGGGGAAAAAAAAAAAAATATTATTAAAAATTTTTAAAAAAATTTTTTTTTTTTTCCCCCTAGAAAATTACTATTTAATAGGATAAGGGTGGAAGAGTTCAGAATTAAACAAATTCCAAATTTTCTACGTCAACCATCAACAAATCGACATGGTCGGTATCGTACGTATCTATACCAAATCGACACTTATTCGGTTCATATTTATGGCGCTTCCTAATATTCTCATAGGTGGGAACACAATTAAAAATTGTTTCCGCAGTCAAGCCAAGCTTCCGAACAAAGCGGTTCAATCGGATTCTTTTTTCTGGCTTCAACCGCTCTTCCTCAAACAATTGAAACATATCTTTTACTTTAAGCTCAGAATTTATCGAGTCAAAAAAATTCTTAAGCAAATCATAATGGAGTTTATTTGTTCCCATTGTATCCCACATATGACCTACAATTGACAACAAATAATCAACGGGTTCCTGATTCGCACTAACAAACACCCGCAATATAGCCTCAGACAATGGTTTATAGGGCAGTACAGGAGCTAATTTCGGATCATCATTCGCTACGAAATATCTTTTACAGAATTTAGGACCCGCATACTTTAACCCGCCCGTTCGATAATTAGGAACCGAAAGAAAGGTATCGTACTCCTTATAATCTCGAAGTACAGACCTACAATGATTCTTAAGAAATTTCGCCCAATTCTCTACACTAAATATCCCTCTAAGAATTTTAGGGGCACAATATATATGATCATCTCCATACACTAAAATTCGAATAAATCCCGAATTAAAAAACCCTTCAATAACTTCGTCTAACTCGGGATGCTCCAACATGGAAAAAAACTACCCAATACACAAAATACGTTAACAAAGTATAACTATCAATATGACTAGTTTCAAGAGTTCCGGACGGGACCAGACCTATTATAAATCGCCAAACATTGTCTAGGAAAAGAACTACTTTATTAGTCAAATGGTAGCCCCAATCTTTCATCATCCTCTCAAAAACACGACGAACTTCTTCTGGCATCGCCTCACGATCAAAGTATCGACGATTATTAGCACAATAATTCATTATAAATATATCCATCACCGCCTTATCAAATTTCTTAATGTCACCGCCAGCCCAAAAGATAAACTCATTATCATAGTTCAACTTAAGAGCCAATTCATATGCACCACCATGAAATAATTTCATTCCTATCATTATTACACGTCCTGTTTCAAACTTGCGCCTTTCTCCAAATATCAACGAAAGAAAGAAGAGAAGTAGACTAGTGATAAAAAACTCACGAGTCTTCCATTGTGCTTCCAACAAATCCTCACCCTCTTCCTCCAAGAAGAAACGCCATTCGGATTTCAATCGAACAACCCCTATGGGATTGAGCTGAAATTCTTTTCCTTTACACAAATAGCGATAATATTTATCAAAAAACTTGATAGCAGCCATGATCATAAATATTTTTTTTTTTCCCGAATTCTTCACACTGAAATTAGGGTCTAAGAGCTGATCACCG